CTTAGTGGATCAGAATATGGGTGTGCGTCAATACTTTGAGTCTTGGATGCGCCTCATCAACAACCCAGTATCGTTCACCTTTTACTATCCAGAAAACTATATGTCGAGTGGCATTATCATTCGCCAATTGAAACATCGTGGTGAGGATCTAGGGGCTGGAACGGATGTGTCTTCTTACTCTGTCCGCTTGATTGACGTATTTCCTTCTGCCATTGAAACAATGCCTGTGCATTATGGATCAAGGGAGATTCACCGGCTCATAGTCACATTCACATTCTCTCGTTGGACCTCTTCCTTCAAGAATGAAGATCCACCAATCAATATCGGATCTGAAATCAATCCAAATACCGATTCACCAGATTCTACTGGACAAACACTCCCAGCGGGATATTGATTGTCCTATTATAGTCATTCCGGGTGCCGTATAACACTATTATGTATGGTTTTTGAGATTTCACCTTATGGAGTATACTGATGTCACTACCTAAACTAGAAGTACCGAAGTACAAAATGAGCCTGTTGTCAGGAGAAGAAATAACGTATCGTCCGTTTCTAGTCAAAGAACAGAAGATTCTCCTAACATCATTGCAGACTGGCGAAAGGCAAGACGCATTGCAAGCAATGATTGATGTGGTCAAGGCATGCACGTTTGACAAAGTAGATTCCAAACAACCCACGTATGAGGTTGAGCGAGTGTTTCTTTTCATACGCGCAAAGTCTGTTGGTGAAGAACTGCCCATCAACGTGAAGTGTGAGGAGTGTGAGAAGATCAATCCTTACAACGTGCAGTTGATTGAACACATGAAGGTAACGAACAACAAGAAGGTCGAACCTGTGATGCTGACAGAAACCTATGGTCTTGTGTTCTCGTATCCGTCAATGGAGCAGATGAAGTCGCTGGCAGATATACCTACTGACGACAGCATGGTATTCTATATGAGGCTAGCAAGTTTGTGTATGCGTGGTATCATCGATGGCACAGAATTTGTCGTGACCACCGATTCAACGCCCGCAGAGAAGGCAGAGATTATGGACACATGGGGTCCACTAGAATTTCAGAAGGTGCAGGCGTTCTTTGATAGTCTGCCAGCAATCAGTTATGACATAGATTTTGACTGCAAGGAATGCAAGCACCACAATCATCTGACAGTAGAAGGCACAGACAGTTTTTTTGGTTAGGCCTCTCACACGAAAGTTTGTTTGACTACTATAGAATGAATTTTGCTCTAATCCAACACCACAAGTGGGGGTTGTCTGATTTAGAGGAGATGATGCCGTGGGAGAGGGAAATATATGTGTCGCTGCTCATTCAATATCTGGATGAGAAGAGGCGAAAAGAAGAAGCCCTAAACATGCAAACAGGAATATCACATGGCTGAAGATACAAGGAAATCTGGTAATCGTGGTTTCATCAAGGCAGCGGACTTTTTCGCTGCGGGTGGAACCATTGGCAAAGGAGCCCCGGATACCAAGAAATTCGTTGAGGAACATTCCATCGAAGAAGGCAAACAACTAGCTACCGAGATTGTGTCTGAACTTCAGTCACAGTTAAAGGAGGGTGGTGTTGATCCTTCTAGTCCTCAGTATGCTGGATTGTTCGAGGGCGCAGAGGCAGAACTAGACAAGCAATTGGCAAAGAAGAAGGACTCCTTATCGATGCACCAAGCCATGGTGCTTACTACCCTCAGATCAGAAATTGCTGAGGTAGTGAAGAAGAATAAGGAATTGGAAAAGAAGGCGGCTAAGGAAGAGAAGCAAAAGAAAACTGCATCTGGTCCTACTGTATCACCAGCTGCTACGACCGTAGCGCCGACTGCTACACCCGATGGAGACAAAGAAACGCCAGAACAAAAGGGCGCTGCTATGTCTGCCATCAGACATGAGCTGCGACATGGCGAGAAGGAATACAAGCCAGAGTTTGATCCAAAGGAAGTTGGTCAAGCAATGACCAAGATTCGCCAAGAATTGCGACATGGCAATCAAGGCAAGAACCCGCAAGAGTTGGAAGAGAAGAACCTAAAGACTAAGGGCAAGCTGCTTGAGTTAGAAGAAAAGCAGCGCAAGTTATTCGCCTCAAACATGAAGGACATGGACGTAAAGTCTAAGATCATGTTTGAACGTTCCAATCATGCATTGGAACAACTGAACAAGCTGTCTACGCAGTCAGAAGAAAACCTCAAGAACATGGGTGATAGTTCCAAGAAGGTATTGGAACAAATCCGTGACCTGTTGAAGATGTCGCGTACCGCATCGACGGCTGAGCTATCAGACATTATGAAGAAGCTGGCTGCCTTAAAAGCAGGCGGCATGGAAGAGGCTTCTCTACGTGGTGATACGGCTGGTGTTCGTGGTATTAGCGAAGCCGCAGATGTAGCAAGAGGCAGTCTTGGCAAGGCACCACAACCTGGTCTTGCTTCTAAGCTTTCCTCTTACTATGGTGGAGAAATCAAGGAAGCTGCTCGTAGCATCTATGAGAATGTAGTACCAAAGGGTGTTCGTATCATTGCCGAACACGTTGGTGGTAAGCTGTTCAACAGTCAACGCAAGCAAGAAAATCGTGCAGCCGTTGAGGCAAAGATGCAAGCACAACAGAATGTGCTTGATTCGATGCGCGATACATCTGATGAGGACGAATCACCATCACGCAAGCGCGCCAAAGGCATGCGTATTGTATCTGGCTTTGGTGCTGCCGCAAGCATGGGTGCAATGGGTGGTGCAAAGGAAGTCAAGCTAGAAACATTGCAGATAGAGAAGCTCATTGTCAAAGAATCCATTATGGGTAGTGGTCAAGCCGCCGAGGATTCAAAGCTTCAAGGTGAGTCGGATAAGCACAACACCATTCGTGGTGGTAAGGGTGGTAAAGAAGGTGGCATCATGGGCTTGATCGAAGGTCTATTTGGCAAGATTATGGGCCCAATCAAGGCGCTGTTTGGTCCGCTGATGTCGCTGCTTGCCCCACTAGGTGGTATTCTATCTGGTCTGGGTGGCATTCTGATGAAGGCGTTGCCAGCATTAGGTGTTGCTGCGGCTGGTCTAGTCGGCTATCAAGTAGGTAAGCATGTCATCAACCCAATGCTCAATAAGGCAGCAGAAGCAATCACAGGCACAAAGGGTGAAACAGTAGGTACAGCCCTCTATAGTGGTGTGGACAAACTGCAAGAAAAGGCTGGTGGATTACTTGGTCAGTCAGATGCGATGAAAGAGAAGGCCAGCAGCACCGCTGCTGCCAAGACGTTGTACGAAAAGCATCTAGCAGAACAGGGTGGTGTAGTAACGCCTGCGCAAGCTGCATTTGCTAAGTCGCAAGGTGTGCAAGTCGATCCATCGAAAATTTCTGAGAACCCAATCACCACGACATCATCACCAACTACTGCGGATCTTAACAAAGCTGAAGCAGCAAGGATGTCTGCGGCCCGAACACCAAACAGTGGTCGAATCACACCACCTGCAGGCGTATCGGCTCCAACTGATGCTATCGCCACGCGCACCAATGCCGTTGATAATGTCTCGCGCACAAACGAGTCTACGGCCTCAGCACGTTCGGCTAAGCCAATCGTTGTGGTGAATAACACAAGCACGGGTGGTGGCAAATCTCAAAGCCCCGCACTACCAATCGGTATGGGGTCAGCAAGAGCGCAGGAAAACGCCTTCCATCGCTACCTGCTATCAGTATTCGCTCCAATGTGAGAAACGTTCATTTCCTTGCCTTCCTCATTCCTTTCTCCTTTATTCCTCCTATGAGCGCAATCGGTTAGGAAACCAGAATCTGGAATCGCAGCCAAAGGAAAGGGGCATTTCTGCCCCTTTCTCCTTTACTACTAGATCAACCGATTAGAACGGATCAGTCGCGTCCTCTTCTGCGAGTCCCCTGAAGAAGGACATGTCGTCCTCACCTTCATCGGCCTTCGTCGGTTCCTTAGGTGCCTTCGGCTTCGCAGCGATGGCGGCCTTCTTACCTGCGGCTACTGCATCATAGTCAATAGTCCCTTCAACGTCAGTTTCCGTATCACCAGCCTTCTTGGTTGATGCGGCACCATTAAGGACCTTTTCAAGAGTTGCCTTCAGTTCATCGTAAGACTTGAAATGCTTTGGATCAATCAGTTCAGTCAGCGAATAGCACTGGTCCCAAACTTCCTTAATTCGTTCGTCATCACCAATTGGTTCTGGCTTCTCAAACTCGGACTTATCGTAATTGCGATAGCCCTCGACCTTACGGATCTTCAGTTTGAAATTCGAGCCTTCCCAGAAGTTGAATGGATCAGACGGAACTTCGTCCTGAAATTCCTCAGGCGGAGACATCTTGTCCTTGATCTTGTCAAAAATCTTCTTGCCGTACTTGAACAAGAAAACCTTGCCTTCGTTCTCGGGATGCTTCGGATCTGATACGACCAGAATGTTGCTGAAATAGGACAACTTGCGCTTTTGCTTGCGCACGATTTCCTTGTTTGCTTCTGTGCCCGTATTCCAAAGTTGGCTGTTCAGTTCGCCAAGTGGATCGGGTTGGTTAAGAGTCGTCAGCGAATTCTCAATGTACCAACGTCCATTCGCTTCGTTCTTGAATCCATGCGACCAGATGCGTACCCAAGGGTTATCTTCGCCTTCTGGCGAATCAAGGAAACGAATGACAGCATAACCGTTGCCAGCCTTGTCAACTTCGGGCTGCCAAAAGCGCGTGTCTTCCTTCTTGGTAAAGTCGTTGGATTTGGTTGCTTCCTCTTTGATAGTCTGGAAGCGAGTTGCTGAGGACTCTTTGCGAGCCTTTAGTGCGGAAAAGTCAATAGCCATTTTGTACTCCGTATGTTTGTATGAATCGTATGTTTGTATGTTTACCGATCATATAGTTCCAGCTCATCATCACCAAGTAAGACAGCGGGATTTACCCCTCTGAATAGCGAAGGATCAATGTCGATTTCCTTCTCTTGTATGTATTTATTCGTATGCCCATGCCTTGATGCCTTCTTTTGATGGGGTTTTTCATCCAGATCAGGTTTGCTGCGACTCCAGGTCTTGCCCACTTGTTTCTCCTATTGCTAGTGGAAATTGCTTTAGTAAAATCGTCTTGTAGGACGGTCGATCTATACTGACAAACGGGCTATACTTGTGGATCAAGGCTGTCCGTAACGGCCAAAGAATCGTATCAGTACAACCACATTTTACAGTAAAATTGGTCAGTTTGTCAAGTATGACCAAAGTCTCTAAGGTTATCCGTTTCTTTTCCCATTGCACCACTACCCATGGTCTGGTTGCTGCTGGTGTAAATAGGTCAGCTAGAATCGGATCACCACTGCCAGCTGCTATGTCGTGCCACATCAATTCTAGATCATTGCGAAAGGTGTACTGCAATGCATCGTGGCGCTTCTTCCAATCTATGTATGTCTTGTCGAAGTTTGGATCTCTCACGCCACCCCACTTCACACCTTCTATGAACTGTGCCACGAACGCCTCTTTGATCTGGTCAAAGTCATAGCGTTCAGATAGCTTGTGATACCACCAAGCTTGAGGGGAATTGCGAAACTTCTCTGGATCAGCCTTCGTCTTGAAATTATATTTGACTGCATCGTAGCTTGTGGTGAAATGCAGTTTGAGTGCTAGGTAAATCTTGTAAGCGCCAAATGCGTCAGTTTTCATTTTGAAAATGTGAGTAAATGCCCGTTTCGGAATCCGAGAATGAGACCATCATAACGTATGTCATCAGATGTTTCATTAGGAGGTGTGTTACTTGGGATCCATATCGTGCTATGGATATGCGAATTTGGTTGTCCGTAGATGCGAAAGGCATCTTCAACCGTTATCCTTGTCCTAGTCTCCTTGGGACCCATTTTGTCTGGATTGTATTGCGTTCTACACTCCGCAATGTACGCTTGGATCTTAGGACGTTCAGATGGATAATCGTCAGCAAATGCCTCATACACCATGCTGCATAGATCAGCCCTGGCTGTTGTGGCGAAGAGCAAAAGAAGCAGAGCAATTATGGTATCGCGCATCTAGCATATCCTTGTAGTGACCCCATGGTTTGAGGTTTCTTATTTCTCTTATTTTGTGCTTGGAATACAGAATTGCAAAGTGCAACGATTGCACTGGTTCATCATGTTCACCATCCCACCATTCACGACGCATAGTGGTCATGTTGTCAAAACAACCTTTGGGTTTCATAGCAGTTTTGGAGACGCCTTTCGCGCCATCAAATTTCGATCTTCTGCCTCTGTGCGAATCTTCGCTTTGAGAGACTTGTTGACTAGCTTGGACGCGACCTCAATATCTATGCCTTCCTTCTGGCAGAAGTCGATGATGCAATCCATATGCGGAGTGCCTGTGCGTGCTGCTAGCCGTTCAATGTGCTGACTGAAATCAGAGGCAGAACTAAACTGGTTCTTGGTGATAATCGCAACGTCAGATACCTTCTTCATTCAAACACCTCATCAATCAGTACAGGAAAGTCATTCTCAACCACACAATCACCAGTATCAATGTAGACCGTCATGATTGGCATATCCTTCTTGTGGGCGAAGCCAATCATGCTCTTTGTCCCCTTAGAATGAGGATAGAGGAATGCGACGAGCGCCTCAGCGTAGTCTGCCATAGCCTTGTTGCGCACTGGTCCAGCTGCTCGACCAAGCTTCTTCCATGCAGCTGGAAAAAGCTTTACTGGAATGTTGTTTTCCTTTGCAAAGCGTTCGCCTAATGTATCTGCGCCTGGGGCATGACCACTTACCACTTCTGTGATGTCCCAAGGACAGTTCATCATCATCCTGCACAACATTTCGTAGTCCTCGAAATGCCTACTACCCGCGATGATTGTTTTCAACTTTCGATTCTCCATAAAAGATGTGATTCCCAATCTGCTCCAACTTCTGCTTCTTTGCTGCCCATGCTGGATGTACTTGCTTGGCATGGAAATAGATTGCGTCTTTTAGTTCGGGCAATGTATCACCACTAGCTGCCTTTTGTGCAACCATCATTGCCTGTAACCATGGCTCCGATTTCTTGTATGGCTCGCGTGGTGCTTCGCATACCCAAGAAAACTGACAGCCCATCATGTTCTGACTATACACCACTTTGCATATCTTACCACCAGCAAGTAGCGCACGATTCAATGTCACAGTGGCTACTGCTAACTGTCCAAGTTCAGACTCACCACGTGCCTCATAGTATATGTTTTTTGCCAAGCAGTCAAGTTCATTAGCCGTAAAGGAATGAAGCACCCTAATTGCTGGTGTCAAAGGAATCTCTACTTGTCTTGCTATCTTGATTACATCTATAGGCCCGCTATCGCAGGAAACAATCAGGAGTACCATAATGAGCAGAAATAATCGGCGCATTGGAGACCTTGGTTGTGGAAAGAGTACCCGGCTTGGGGAACAAGGTGCCGGGCAACCCCGTGAGGCTTACGCCGCTAGGCGAAGATCCTCAGCAAACACGGAATCGTTTGCGGTTAGTGCTTGAGTCGATACGCACAACCCCTCGCGTGTAGTCATCAGTCGCTATCTCGCCCTGTCGAAACCAGTACTGCCCCATCAGATATGTGCTTGTCTCTCATCAACATGGGACTGGATGGTGTCTGCCATCGTACCCTCCCGCTGTGATGCCGCTCTTACACGGCCCCAAACACGCATCTGGTGGAGCAGGCGGGAATCGAACCCGCGTCCAGAACGCCTTTACTCCCAAATCTGCGGGAAGAAACCCGCCACTACAATATGATACATTGTATAGGAAAACTCACCACTTGTCAATCGGTAAATCTATGGCTTTGGTGGATTGATCTTCTTCTCCAAATCACTAACAGCCTTCTTGACTGCATCTTCCACCTTTTGTTGTGCTGCGGCTTCGGCTGCTGGATTTTTCTTCTTCCAAACAACGACGCCTACAACGAGTGCAACCACCACTAATACGAATACAAGGACTGGATCCATTATCAACTCCTAAAATAGTTTAGCTGCTAGAAAACCTAGTGCTATCGAAACAACTACAGATGCGACTACAAATTTTGGCGTTTTGTACCACACCACTTGTTCTACTACATCATAGCGTGGTGCTTCTTCCACGAAGGTCTCAGCCAATTTGACCATCG